CAACGGCTGGCTCCACATCAGCAGCCGATGCACCGGCCTCATCAACGAAGCCCCCGGCTACAGCTGGGACCCCAAAGCCCAAAAAACAGGCGAAGACCGCCCCATCAAAACCAACGACCACAGCCTCGACGCCGCCAGATACGCCCTCACCACCACCGAACGCCTCTGGCGCCACCACATCCAAACCACATAGGAGCCCACAATGCCACTCCCCGCCAGCAACACCCCATGGCCCCCCCGGGAATGGCAACCCATCACCCAGAAAACCAACGAATGGGCCGCCTGGTGGTCCGGCGACACCCAAGCCCTCTGGAACACCTACCACACCGAAACCACCAACCCCCACCGCCGCGGCCTCCTCGGCTTCGTCCAACGCTTCTTCTGGGGCCGCACCACCAACGCCACCACCAACAGGCCCAGCCGCGGCGACCTCCACATCCCCATCGCCGCCGACCTATGCGCCAGCAGCGCCGACTTCCTCTACGCCACACCCCCCACCATCACCACCCCCAACGAAACCACAAACCAACAGATCGAACGCTACAAAGACGACGGCCTCCTCGAAGCCCTCCTCACCGGCGCCGAAACCGGCGCAGCCCTCGGCGGACGCTACCACCGCGTCACCTGGGACCCCACAATCGCCGACCGCCCCTTCCTCACCACCGTCGACGCCGACCACGCAATCCCCGAATTCCGATGGGGACGCCTCACCGCCGTCACATTCTGGACCGTCATCGAACAAACCGGAAACACCACATGGCGACACCTCGAACGCCACGAACTCACCCCCGACGGCCTCGGCATCACCTACCACGGCGTCTACGAAGGCACCCCCGACAACCTCGGCATCATGCGCAGCCTCGCCGAACACCCCGCCACCACACCCCTCGCCACCATGGTCGGCCCCGACGGCTACGTCACCACCGGCATCACCCGAGGCCTACCCGTCGCCTACATCCCCAACGTCACCCCACAAATCCGGTGGCGCACCCACCCCACCGCCCGCAACCTCGGCCGCAGCGACCTCGACGGCATCGAACCCCTCATGGACGCCCTCGACGAAACCTACTCCGCATGGATGCGAGACATCCGCCTCGCAAAAGCCCGCATCTTCGTCGACCGCGACATGCTCACCCAAAGCCGCCCCGACAAAGACGGCAACACCCACACCACATTCGACCTCGACCAGGAAGTCTTCACACCCCTCGACGGCATCGCCGGGAGCATGGCCGACCAGGTCCCCATCCACCCCCAGCAGTTCAACATTCGACACGCCGAACACCAGGCCACCGCAAACGAACTCATGGCCCAGATCATCCACGGGGCACGCTACTCCCAAGCATCCTTCGCAGACACGGGAGACAGCGACATCACCGCCACCGAGGTCCGCGCCCGCCTCGCCAAGACCGCAACCACGAGGGGCCGCAAGATCCGCCTTGAGAAGCCCGCCGTGCAAGCACTCATCGTCAAGATGATCACAGTCGACCAAGCAGTGTTCGCCACACCCGGCCTGGACCCCACCGACCTCGCCGTCAACTTCCCATCATTCGTACAAAACACCACGGAAGACAACGCGCAAACCGTACAAACCCTCCGCGCCGCACAACTCCTCAGCGTCGAAACCGGCGTACAAATGGCACACCCCGACTGGGACAAAACCCAAGTCGACGAGGAAGTGGCACGCATCCAAGCCGCCCAACCACTCACCGACCCCGCACAGTGGCGCCCCCACACCCACCAGCACGAAGACGAGGAATAGTTAGGAGACCGGCATGGACCCCACCGACCTCTCCATCGAGTACGCCCGACAGATCCTAGACCTCGTCGAAGCCGTACAAACACGGTTCCTCGCCACAATGGCCAGAAGCATCCTCACCACCAGAGGAACCCCCCGGTACGACACCACCCAGTTCGCCTACTGGTCGGCCCTGCGCGCCCACCTCGCCCGCCAACTCGGCGACGACTGGGAGACCGTGCTCGCCCGCGCCCAATGGGTACTCGACCAGGCGCGGGCCGCCGGCCAAGGGCAAGCCGAACGGGACCTCACAGACCTGTACGCCAACCGGACAGGCGAATGGATACCCCCACAGCAAACCCTCACCGCCCTCGGCGCGATCGCAGCCGACACACTCACCGCACTCACCGCAATCCCAGCAGTCATCCTCCGCGACGCCGACGACGTATACCGCAACGCCATCACCACCCCCATCACCACAACCGTCACCGGAGCCACCACCACCAAGCAAGCCCTCCGCGACGCCCTCACCGACTTCGCAGCACGAGGCATCACAGGATTCACCGACCGAGCAGGCCGCAACTGGACCCTCGACGCCTACACCGAAATGGCCATCCGCACAGGAACCCTCAACGCCCACAGGTGGGGATACGAACAAACCCTCACCACAGCAGGCGAAGACCTCGTAATGGTCACCGGCCACGGCTACACATGCCCCCTATGCGCCCCCTGGCAAGGCACAGTCCTCTCCCTCACCGGAGCCCACCCAAAGGGATGGCACACGCTACCCAGCGCCACCAACCCCAACGCCACAGTCCGCGTCTACGTATCCGCCACCATCGACCACGCCCGCAGCCAAGGACTCCACCACCCAAACTGCGGACACAGTGAAGCACTCTACCTACCCGGCGCTTCCACACCCGCCACCACAGCAGCACCCCGGGACGGCGACCAGGAAACCTACGAAGCTTCCCAGCATCAACGCGCCCTTGAACGCGAAATCCGCAAACAGAAGCGCATCCAAGCAGTCACACTCCCCGCCGACCGGGAATACCAGGAAGCACAGCAAGCCATCAACCAGGCACAAACGGAGATACGCCGCCTCGTCGCCGAACACCCGAAGCTCCGCCGCAAGCCCGAACGCGAACAGATCCGCAAACCAAGCGGCTACCGGCGGCCCCCCAGAACCCCAAAACAAGGACCCACCAGGGTCACGATCACCAGGAGTGACACGTGAAAATCAAACCCAACACCACCCCCGCCCCCGACGTCAAGCAGGAAACCCCCGCCCCCGACGGCCTCCCCACCGACCCCGAACAGCTACAAAACATGGTCCGCGCCCTCCGCAAGGAAAACGCCAAGGACCGCACCACCGCCAAGCAGAAGGCCGCCGACGACGCCCAAGCAACCCTCATCCAGCAGATCGGGAAAGCCCTCGGCCTCATCAACGACGACGACGACACCCCCACCCCGGACGACCTCACCCGACAGCTCACCACCGAACAGGAAGCAAAACGCAGCGCCCAGACCGCGCTCGCCGTCTACCGCGCCGCCCAGGGAATCGCCGACCCGGACATGCTCACCGACAGCGCCCGCTTCCACAAGGCCCTCGCCGACGTCGACATCACCGACCAGAAGGCCGTCACCGACGCCGTCAAGGCGTTCATCAAAGACCACCCGCAGTACGCGGGCACACGCGCCCCCCAGGCGGGCGGCGCAAACACACTCGACCACCCCGCCGGGAGCGGGGAAACCACCCCGCAATCAACAAGCCTCAACCAGGCTGTCGCCCGCGCGCTCGCGGGCAAGTAACCCGAAAGGAGACAAACAATGCCGATCAGCATTGAAGAGTCCAAGAAGAACATGACCACGGACCTGGACCTCGCCGTTATCGACGAGTTCCGCAAGGGATCCGCGATCCTCGACTCCCTCATCTTCGACACCGCCGTCAACCCCGCTGGCGGCGGCGCCACCCTCACCTACGGATACCGACGCATCTCCACACAGGCCACGGCATCCACCCGCGCCTACAACACCGAGTACACGGACCAGGCCGTCACCACGACCCTCCACACCACGACCCTCGCCCCCATCGGCGCGTCGTTCTCCGTGGACCGCGTCCTCGCCCAGCTCGGCCCCAACGCGTCCAACGCGGTCAGCGTCAACATGGCGCAGATCATCAAGGCCACGACCGCGAAGTTCCAGGACCTCGTCCTCAACGGGGACACCGGAGTCGACGCCAACGCCTTCGACGGCCTCGACAAGGCCCTCCTCGGCTCCACAACCGAATTCCGCAAGGACAAGGTCACGGACTGGACCGACTTCGACACCAACGCCCGCGCCGAATACAAGGCCCTCGACGCACTCGACGAGTTCCTCGACCTCCTCGACGGAACCCCCACCGTCATCGTCGGCAACCGAGCGGGCCTCGCAAGGATCCGCGCCGCCGTCCGCCGCGCCAACATGTACACCAAGTCCCCCGTCGACGGCCTCACAAGCGCCGACGGGCGACCCATCACCCGCGAGATGTACGGGAACATCCTCCTCGTCGACGCCGGCGAAAAGGCAGGGTCCGCAGACCCGATCATCCCCATCTCCACCCGCACCGTCGGATCCCAGACGGGCGTGACCGGCCTCACCGACCTGTACGCGTACAGGGTCGGCCTCGACGGCTTCCACGCCGTCGCAACCACCACCGGCCACGTCGTGCGCACCTGGCTCCCCGACTTCACCGAAGCCGGAGCAGTCAAGCGCGGCGAAGTCGAACTCGGCCCCGTCGGCGTCGCACTCAAGGCAACGAAGGCCGCCGCAGTCTTCCGCAACATCAAGGTCCGGTGACCAGCGTGCGTTTCCAGGCCCCCGTCGCCAACTACACGGGAACCGTCGGCGGAGTCCGATTCATCGACGGCCTAGGAGAAACCGACGACCCCAACGTCATCTCCTACTTCACCCGCCAGGGATACACGCCCATCCACGAGCCCCAGGAAGACGAATCACCCGCCGTCTTCAACCCGAGCGAGCACACCGTCGAGGAGGTCACCACCTACCTCAACGGCCTGGCCCCGGAAGACCCGGAACGAAACCGCGTCCTCGCCGCCGAAGCCGCCGGGAAGGCCCGCAAGAGCATCACCGGCCCGCAGGGCTAATAGCCCACACCAAGCCGGGTGGCCCCGGGGGCACACAGGGTCCTCCCCCGGGGCCACCCCCACCCGCACGAAAGGCAGCAAACAAATGGCCACCACCGACGACGAGACCCTCACACGCCTCAGCCACCTACTCGTCCGTAAGTGGCTAAAGGACTGCCCACACGCAAC